TTCCGATTCTACTTCCTCTACTGTGTCTGATTCAACCCGATGGAAAGTGATGCACAAGGCATCGGTGAGCGCGTGAACCGCTCGTTTGGTGCCGGGGCTAGAGCAGATCAAAAACGGCCCCGTGATCTCCTGAGCACCGTCGTCTGTGGTCACCAACACGGTGCCGTGGACGACCATGTAAAAGTGTTCCTTCTTGTGGACTTTGCCCACAATCGTGCATCCAGCGGGTCGCCACACTTGGCGGCAGTACATCCCACCGTGAAAGATGTGATCCGTGGGCGGCTCGTACTGGGGCAGCTTTGACACCTCGGCCTGAAGCGCCTCAACGCGATTGCGAAGCAGGTCGGGTTGGGCGACTTCATTCATTTAAGCGCAGCTTTAATTTCGTCAGTTGTGGTGGCTGCGTCAATCGCTGTTTGCATGGCCGCATATTTCTCGCGGATAGCCTGCCGCGCAGATTCAGCAGCCGCCGCCTCCGACGGGATGGTGGCCTTAATATCCAAAGGAGCAAACTCTTGTGAACGAGCAGCGCGGCGCATACCGTGACCGATAGCTTTGGCCTTGTCGATGTTGATCGTAATCACTCTTGGTACTCCCATGCGTCACGGAAAGTGCGGTCGGTTGGAATGTCAGCGACATCCACGATCTTGAATGGCTTGCCTGCGGGAACATCCTTGGCGGCAATTTCTTCGATGGTCAGACCACAATCAGGCGCGGGAACAATGATTGCAACACCGCCGATGTCGGTAGGGTAAATGATGCGTTTGTTCATGGTTAATCCTTATCTGTGAATTTGAACATGAACTTGTGCGTTATCAACTGGCGCAGACGCAGAATTGACAGACAAAACTCGCACTAAATTGATAGTTTGTGCAGTAGTTCCGCTCAGAGATAAATAAGCGTCGGTAATTGTTGTGCCAACGGCACCAGATACTGAGTAGTTTGCGTCTGGCATTGCGGTCGTGAAGTTGAGCGTGTAGTCGCCAGTACCATTGTCCGTGATGCTGGTCACATTCCCGCTGGCTCTGATCGCCACAGTGCCCGTGCCGTTGAAGTTTACCCAAGCACGGCAACCATAAACAGCAGCATTAGAACCATAACCGCTGTTCATGGTAAATACACCGGATGCATTCCAAGATGGCGCACCGGTGGACAGTTTAGCAGGGGTTACATTAGCGTCAGTGATCTTGACCGTGGTGACCGCGTTATCTGCAAGTTTGCCTGTTGTGACATTTAAGTCGGTAATCTTGACCGTGGTGACCGCATCAGTAGCGAGTTTGGCGGTAGTGATTGCATTATCGGCAATCTTGTTTGTTGTGACACCATTGAGAAATTGAAACCTAGTACCGTCGTATTGCACTACGACAACTTGACCAATTGCAAATGTGCCCGATGTCAATGCCGTAGAAGCATCAAAATTAATATTCTTGGCACCCAATCCATCAAGATTAAGCGTTACCGCCCCCGTGTTTGCGGCAACCGGTACAAAACTAAGCGTCATACCCGTTACATAGGCGTTGTACGGGGGCACCGATGTGCCGATTAGTGAGTTCGTCCCAGTAACCGTAATCAGGTTATTGAAAGCGGTAAAATCGTTAAGCGACGGGACATCGTCGTAAGTGCCGACAGTTACTTCCGTCGAGGTCTTCAGAATGAATTTGTAGTCAACACCGCTTGTGATCCAAATTTCAGCGGGGGTACGGCCTGCCGAATCCAACACGATCGGGTTGGTGTTGGCAACAGTGCCTGAGTTAGTCGTCCAAGTGGTCGCGGGTGTCGTGGTGCCTGCCGCGTAGGAGTACAGCAAACCTCCAGACAAGGGAACACCGCTATCGTTGAAAAACTGAGCGCCTACGCCTGCAAATGCTGAAAGGTTGACTGCCATTTTTATCCTCTTAGGCGTTCACGGCCCTGACGATTGCAAAGTTTAATACGAGCGCTTGCGCTGCGGCAACACCTGATATGTTGCGAACCTGTATGCGGCACGACCCAGCAAGCACCGCATCGCACGACACACTGTAGGTGTTAGCCGTTGGTGCAACTCCTGCCACATTAGCTGCGCTCACCAGCACAATGTCCGTAGCCTGAATGTTATTGTTGTTCAGCGTAAAACTGACCGATGTGCTGGCAGCAATTGAGCTTGCGTCCATTGTAATCTGACCACAAAGCGTGTTAATCGTGACCGATGTGGTCTTACTGGTCAACTGGGTAACTTGACCACCGGAGCCAAGAACATAGGCCAGACTGTTTTCATACAACGACTGGAAAAACATATACCACGGGCGGCTGACACCACCGGTGACAGGATCAACGATAGGCACCCGCGAAGGGGTGATCGGTGTGATCTTGTTAGGCATTGGTGCCGTTTAGCAAAAGTTCAGCGCCCACAATCGTGACCTTCACTGGGTCAGTTCCCGATGCTTCATATACACGATCGCGCAGTTTTGTAGTCATACCAAGCCGACGCCAAAACACCCGGCGACCGTATTGGCCGATTGCACCCATTCCGCTCCAGTGTTCGTTTGACCATGTGTGACCAGCATCGTCAGACCATCGAAGCATAACTTGAGGGTCACTACCCTGCCCGGACACTAGACCTACACCAGTTTCACAATCGAGTTGCAGCGTGTGCTGCACAGTGCGCTTCAGATTGTTTTGACCCGTTGGCAATGCTCGCCATGTCCGAAGCCACTTTTGCACTCGGTCATAGTCGGCGTAAACCTCCATGTCGAAGGCGTAGATGTTGCCGTTCTGGTAGTCGCCCAGCGTGATCGTCTGGTTAAAGAATGTCTGGCAGTTGCCACGGTGACGCACGAATGAGCCATTGACCCACCCAGCCCTCTCATGCCACGCCTGCGTTGCCACATCGTAAACCCATGTGGCGTTGGCTGAAGGAAAGTTCAGCACATAGAAACTGTGGCCGTCTTGCTGGTAGGTGTACGCCACCGCGTCAGAAAGATCGTCGTACTGCTGAATTTGCCATTCTACGGCATGGGTGCTGACCCGCTGACCCGTGTAACCGTTGGCTCGATAGATAATGCCCTGACCCCGTGCGTCTTGACCAAGCCAGTACAAGCTGTTGTCCAGCTTGGCTACCGAGAAAGTCGCGGCGCACCCGAGTTCGTTAAACGCGCCCTCAATGCGCTGCAAGGGAAAATCAGCGTTGCCCGAGTTGTACCAGACCTCGACGGAACTGGTGCCAAACAGCCAGACTTGAGAGTGATCGACGATTGACGACACTAGGCCGTCCGGGTCACCCTCCGCGCTGGCAAAGTCAAGCGGGTCAATTGATGTGGGGTCGTTGAGCGCCGTCACCCAGACCTTCTGGCTGTTTGGCTCAATGAACACGAAATAGCCATCCAGATAGGATACTGTTAGCGCCCCGGGAAAGTCGGGGTCGGTGATGGCACCAAACACCAGCGTGGACGAGTTGTAGACAAAACTGGGGCCGTTGCAGGCCACGAACAACTGAGTGCCGTTGTTCGCCATTGACACGGGCGCACTTGACCCAGACACCGTGCCAATCAGGGTCACGACATAGGTGGAATCGACCTTGTAAAGCTGTTCACCCGAAACGACATACAGGTTGCCGTTAAACGAGTTAAGCCCGCGAATCGGGCCGGTGCCCACACTCGTCAGCAACCGAAGCCCGGGGGCGCGTTGCAGGAACGCCGCCTCCTTGCCACCTTCGGGCACGATCTCGGGATACAGATTGACCATGCGATTGTCGGCAGCGTTGACGCTGCGGGCGACATAGGCTGATCCGAGAATCGGGGTTTTCATCAATAGTTACCGGCGTAGATATTAAACCGCTGACGAGTGGCAACGATCGAATACGGCATCGACATGATGTCGTCCGGGTTGTTAATGCGCTTCAGGTTGCGCTTGCTGGTCATAGCGATGCGCTTGACCTGCTCCGAGGGCTCAACACCAAACTCGGGCGCAAACTCCATGGCGAGGTTGTATGCAAACGCCCGCAAGTAGCCCGGGGGGAAAGTCAAGTCGGTAGCCAGAGTTGCTGGCTCACTCAGTTTCTGCACCGAAACAAAGTGCCACTCAAGATCACGGGTGGGGCGAGGATAGACCGTCATCGTGATGTCGGGAAACCCCATGTTCACGAAGATCACTTGAGGGTAAGTACTGGTGACGGTTTTGACCGCGATGCCGTCGTACTGCTGCTGGTTGATGAACTTGATGCCGAAGCTGACATTCGTGCCCGGATCGCGGTAGTAAGTCGCGTCATCAAGTAGCACCGGGCGCAGGCCGATAAAGTTACCGGACGGCCCAAGAGTGCGAATGATCTCACCAGCAGGCCAAGTAAAAACCTGATCTTGTGTGCAGAACACAGACAGCCGCTCGGTGTTCCACGAGTCGATCATCTGATTCATGGCCGTTAGCGCGTCCTGCGAGGTAGCAGCAGACGGTGTCTCCCCCTCGGCAAGAACGCCCAGCAAACGCAGCGCCCGGTTAATCTGTTCGTTTGCGGTTGCCATTTTCAGCCTTCCTCGGACAAGGGTTCCTCAACAACTCGACGGGTGTACTTGCGTTTCACTCGCAACGAATTGTCAACCGCCTCGTCTTCCTGAGGCTCGTCAGGATTGTACCTAACCCAGCCGTTCTTCTCATCATGTTCGGCTTCGGCCTCAAGGCTGGCAATTTTCCTACCGTGAATGAAGTGCGATAGATGAATGAGCGGCATGGGTTAGGTACGGGGCCGAAGCCCCGTTTTATCAAGAAGCGCAGTGAATGATGGCGTAGTTAATCACCACCGCCTCAGACAGCGAACCGCCCGAGATGTTACGCAGGGTGATGCTAACTTGACCAGCGGACAGAGCGTTGGCGAACACATTGTACGAACCCGGAGTAGCTTGCCCACCGGAGATGGTCAAGATCACCGCATCGTTGGCGCTGATGGTCGAGTTGTTCAGGACGAAGGTGGCGTTCGTGGAAGTTGCCAACGATGCGTTGTTCATCGTGATGCGACCAGCAGAGGTGTTCAGCGTCACCGCCGTAGACTTGCTGGTTGCTTGAGTCACAGTGCCTTGAGCGCCAGCGGAGTAGCCGAGTTCTTGGCTGGCGTAGCAAGTAGTGAATTCGGGATCGCTATACGCAACACCGACTGCTTGTGTATTTGGCATGATGTTTCCTTAAAAAAAAGAAAGGGCCGAAGCCCCTTCTTTTAGGCCATTTTGTAAACCGTGTAAGCGCCGTCGGCGGTCTTGCGGAACCGGAACAGGGCAGACGAGGTGATAGCCACAGCAACAAAAGCGTTGCCGCCATCGGTGATGCCGGTGGCGGTTGCCAGAGTGACGGTGCCAGACGAGGTGCCGGTATTGACAATGCTCAGGTCGAAGGTGCTACCAACGGTTGCGTTGGGAACAGCAGCATCGATCAGAGCAGCGGTAGGCAGCGTGTAGGTGGCAGCAGAAGTGCTGGGGTTTGCAACCAGCATCTGATTGATCACTTGTGCGGCGGTCAGGGTGGCCGTAGAGGTTGCGGTTTGAGGTGCAGCCATTGCACTCAGAATCGTTTCCGAACGGTTGCCCGCGCCAACTTGATAACCACCAGCGCCATTAGGGAGAGCCATGATAATTCCTTTCAAATGAGATAGAAGAAGGGGCCGAAGCCCCATTCAGATTAGCCCCAGATACGGCAAGCCATCTGCGGACGGATGGTGCTGAAGCCGTAGAGCACATCGACCCGGCAAGGCATACGGTCGTTGTTGATGTCGTACTGACGAACAACGCGCAGGCTGATACCGTTGTGGACGGAACGAGCGGCCATGTCCACACCTTGCGGCAGGAGCAGGTCGGCGGTGGCAAAGGTGATCGCGTCCTTGTGGTACACGAGGTTTTGAGCGTACTGGCTAGAAGCTGCACCCAAGAAGGTCACGGTCTTGCCAGACACCGGCAGAGCGGTGACGGTAGCCAGAGCGGTAGCCGACGAGTAGATCGGGGACACGGTGACAGTCCAGTCGCCAGCAACGGCGGTGGCATCAGCCAGTGCGACGAACTGGAACAGCGAACCGGTGGACTCGCGGGTCTGCGGGTTCACAGCGTAGCAGTCAGCCACGGTGAACACATCACCAGCCTTGATGGTGGTGGTTACAGAACCTTGGGTCAGCACGATGGACGAAGCGCCTTCGCTGGTGATCGTGGTCTTCACGGTCGTGGAAGCCGAAGCATCACGGGTGCCGGTGGTGTGAACCTTGATCGACTGGCTCATGTTGACTTCGTCGTAGCCCAACACGCCGGTGCCCATCATGCCGTTCTTGAACTGGCGGCTGACGGTGTCCGTCGGGTTGAACAGACCCTTCATGCCCTCGACCAGCGCGGCGTTAGCAGCGGGGTTGACGGTGGCATAACGCGGGGTCATCACAGCGGCGTTCTCGTTCAGCTTCTGCTGGGCTTGCAGCAGCACGAGCGAGGTGGCCGGGGTGGTGCCGGGGGTGCCGACGGAGTTGCCGATCGTCTTGTAAGAGTTGGCAACATCAGCGTCCACGCTGGAGGCAAGCTGCGAAATACGCGGCTTGAGCACACGCTCTGCGAAGTCGTCCAACTGCATCGTCAGTTCGGCAGAGGTGAAGTTCACGCCGATGTGCTTTTGCGTAGCAACAGACAGGGTGGTGAACTGTTCGTTGTCGTCCTGAACTTGCAGGGCGGCACCGTCGGTCACCAGAGCGCGGTCGGGCAGACGAATACGCAGGGTGGAACCAATCTTGGCACCTTCAACAGCGAAGCTGTCGTCGTACTGACGGTTCACATTGCGGGTGATAACAAGGTTGTTCTCCAGAATTTCCAGAGCCTTGCGGGTAATCATGTCGATCGTAAGAATACTGTTAGCCATCACGAGTCCTTTCGGTAATTAGCGGTTTGCCTGCGCTTGCCATTTTCTCATCTGTCGTGCCCTTTCGGCCTCAATCCACTGCGAGTCCGTCATGGTCTTGATAGACCGAGGATCCGTCGTGTCATAAGCCGGTGAACCAGAGGTTCGGGCGGTAACAGGTTTGATAGGTGCTGGCGCTGACGATGTTGGTTTGGTGACCGGGTTGCTGCCA